AGATATTATCCCTATATTTCATAAGGATTTGGCAGAACTGACGCCAACTGGCCACGATATGCCGCGATTGGTCACGACCACCGCTAGTGGTCAAAAATCGGCTGTAATCGAAATTGGGGATTTTGCGAAAGAGGTATTAGGCGTGGACCTTATGCCCTGGCAGTTAAACATTTTGCACGGTTTAACGTCTATGGATGACAACGGCGATTACTTACACCGTGTTGGCCTTGTGTCTGTTGCGCGTCAGAACGGTAAAACGGTTGCTATTGCGTCGCTTGTCGGTTGGTGGTTAACTACGCAAGGTAAAGCGCGCGGCCAGGCCCAAACGGTTATTACTGTTGCCCACAAATTGGATTTGGCTACCGCGTTGTTTACATACCTGGCGCCAATACTTGAAACCAAGTTTGGTGCCCACGTGTCTTGGTCCTATGGGCGCATGGTGCTGACAATGCCCGATAACAGCGTATGGTTTCCACGTGCGGCCACGCCTGCAGCTGGTCACGGTTACAGCGTCGACTTAGTGGTTGCCGATGAAGTTTGGGATATTTCGGAAGCGGCTATAGATGAGGGTTTACTACCTTCGCAACGTGCGCGCAAAAATCCTTTGTTTGTGATGATGTCTACAGCTGGTACGCAAGACAGTAAAGCCATGTTGCGTTGGCGCGAACAAGGGTTACGAGCTATAGATAGCGGCGAACAGACAAAACTATATTTTGCGGAATTTAGCCCACCGCCGTCAATGGATTTAATGACACCTACCGCCTGGGCGTACGCCAACCCAGCGCTAGGGCATACCTTAGAAATGGAAGTTATCGAGGCAGAAAGCGAAGCCCCAAACCGAAACGCCTTTTTACGCGCGTCGGTTAACACGTGGACAGCAACCCAAAACGGCTGGCTGGAACCTGGCGTATTTGAAGCCCTAAAAAGTGATGACCCAATACCTACAGGCGGAATACTTGCTATCGAGGTAGACCAAGACGGCGCGCTATACGTCGGAGTACGGGCCGTACAAGTAGGGCTAAAAACGGCTATTACTGTTGCGTTTGTTGCGGGCACACTTGCCGAAATGTGGCGACTAGTTGAAGCCGAAATAGCGACAGGCCCAACATTACGTTTAGCCATAACGCCAGGCCTTGAAATACATTTACCGCCAAATATGGAACGCCGTAAAACCATTGTTGGTTATCGCGAATTATTGAAATGGACTAGCCCTGTTAAAAACATGATTTTAGAAAACCGTATTTACCACCACGGCGAAAACCAGTTAATAGAACACGTCGAGCGCGCCGTACTCATCAAACACCAAGGCAGCGTAGCCCTATCGTCTACCCGTAGCCCTGGGCCTATCACGTTGGCTAGGTGCATGGTTTGGGCTGCCGCTTTAGCGTCAAAACCGCAGTTAGTGGGCAAACCGCTAGTAATTAACGTTTCACGCTAATATCGTGTTGGCACTATCCGCGACGGCTTACCTTTTCGTCGGGAAAAGAATAGACCGCTTCACCGTGGGTAGTGCCACCAAACTTTTAACAGATATGGCAGAATAAACGCATGGCGTTATTTAACAAGGTCAACAAGGCCGCTATTGGTACAACGGTTAAAGCCGCTGCCGCTGGTTCAAATGTTGGCGCGTCACAACTAGAAAACTTTTATGCGTTTACACAAGGCAATAACCGCCAACGCGCTATGGCCGTACCTGCCATTACTAGGGCGCGCGATTTGCTGGCGTCAGTTATCGGCTGTACGCCGTTGTCAATGTATAACGAAATGTGGAACCCTGTTAGCCGCGAACTAGAGCAAATTCAAATTGCACCGCGCGCCTGGACTAGGCAACTTGACCCGTCGTTACCAAATAGCACAACGCTTGCATGGTTATTTGACGATTTATTTTTTACGCAGCGGGCTTTTTTATACATTACCGAGCGTAGTTCCGACGGCTACCCTAAGGCGTTTCAACGTATGCCTAGCGCCATGGTTTTAACACAAGACCAAGCAGGCCCTGTATTTTTTGCGCCGTCTAAACAAATTATGTTTAGCGGTTTACCAGTTGACCACCGCGACGTGGTGCAATTCATTAGCCCTATTCAAGGTTTGTTATACACAAGTCCTAACGCAATTTTGACAGCGCTAAAGCTTGAGCAGGCAAGGCTACGCAACAGTTCAAGCCTTTTGCCAACTGGCGTTTTGCGGCAAGTCGCGGGCGAGCCGCTTTCAGAAACTGAATTACAGCAATTGGGCCAGTCGTTCGAAGCGGCGCGCCTAAATAATTCTGTAGCCGTTTTAAATGAATTTGTTACTTACACCGAAACAAACAGCGACGCCAGTAAACAAATGTTGGTTGCAGCTAGTGAATACCAAGCGCTAGAAATTGCGCGTTTGGCAAATTGCCCACCGTATTTGTTGGGCGTTGCCACAGGTTCATACAGTTACCAAAACAGCACCCAGGCGCGCCAGGACTTGTATATGTTTGGCGCCAAATTGTTTATGGATTGCATAGCCGAAACGTTGTCAATGGGTAACGTATTGCCGCGTGGTACATATGTAAAGTTTGATATTGAGGATTATCTAAGCGAAACTTATTTATCCGAATACAACACACCCGCAGAAGTTGAAGAAGTAGGAGTAATGCCAAATGCTTAGATTAGTGCAACAAGAATTAACGCTAGACGCCGCAGGCTCAAACGGTATGCCACGCCGTACCTTGGCTGGCCTTGCGCTTCCGTATAACGTCGAGGCAACAGTAAACGACGGTACTAAAGTTATGTTTTTACCAGGCAGCTTAAACGCAGGCGGCAAAATGCCGAAACTTTACCTTGGACATGACAGCACCAAAGCCGTAGGAATTTTAACAAGTTTGGTTGATACACAAGGCGGCATGATGTACGAAGCGCGCATTAGCGAAACCGTTTTAGGCGACGAAGCGCTGGTATTGGCAGCTGACGGCGTACTAGACGCGGTAAGCGTTGGGGTCAACCCAACCCGTTTTAGTTACGACGAAAAAGGCACAATGATTATAGAAATGGCCGATTTTCAAGAATTATCGTTAGTGCCTTTTGGCGCTTTTGCTGGCGCGTCAGTAGACCGCGTGGCCGCGTCGCAGGGTATCCCACAAGACGAACAAGAAATAGTTAGTATAGAAACCGAAACACCTAACGAGGAGTTAGACACCATGACACAGCCAGTAGAAACCCCAGCCGTTATCGAGGCCGCAAGCGTAGCCCCAATTGTTTACGCACAGCCACGTACTTTTAAATTGCCAACAGCAGGCGAATTTATCGCCGCGTCGTTGCAAGGTGGAAGCGTACTTGCAGAAATGAACGCACGTGTTCAAGCTGCAGCGCCAAACATCACCACCGCTGATACACCTGGTATTTTGCCAGAAATTATTACAGGCACCGTATTTGACGGACTTAACCCAATTAGGCCTTTCGTGTCGGCTATCGGCGCGTTGGCTATGCCACAAGCAGGCGCAACATTTCGCCGCCCAAAAATTACAGTACGACCAGTTGTAACACAACAGCCAACAGGCCAACTAAACCCACTCGACCCAAGCACCGTTACCGTTGCAAACAACAACGTAAACAAACTTACTTTCGGTACTTACGTAACAATGTCCGAACAAGATTTGGACTGGACAGACCCAGCAAGTATCAACATTGTTTTAAACCAGTTGGCTATTGCTTACGGACAAGCAACAAACAACTACGCAGTAGATACTTGCCATGCTGCAATTACACAAACAAGCGCAGTAGCCGACAGTACCGACCCTGCAGATTGGATTGCAGCAATTTACGAAGGCGCCCGCCAAATTAGCGCAACCAGCAACTACCTACCTACGCACATGGTCGTAACACCTGGTACATGGGCAGCGCTTGGTTCATTGGTTGACAGCACAGGCCGACCAGTATTTCCACAAATTGGCGCTATGAACGCACCAGGTCAGTTGTCGGCTTCAAACTGGAACGGCAACCCGCTAGGCCTTGTGCTTGTAGTCGATAAAGATACCCCAGGTTCATTTATGGGCCACGCAGCAGGACCAGCTGCAGGGTTTGAATTTTACGAACAGCAAAAGGGCGCAATTTCCGTAGACGTACCAAGCACCTTGGGCCGCACTATTGCGTACCGTGGTTACGCTGCCGCTTTCATGGCAGACGCTACAAAATTCGTTAAATTCGTCTAACCGAAAGGCGGCCTAACCGCCATGACGCAGGTATACCAAGTAGCGCATAAAACGCTATTAAGCAACTACGCAGTTTTAGAAACGCTTACACCTAACGAAGTGTATGTAGGCGCGTCTATTGTTATTGCAGGCGTCGACGCCACTTTTAACGGCACGGTATCCGTTGTAGACGTACCCGAGTTTTTGTTTATTGGCGTAGATGAATACGGCGATTTACTTTTTAATTACGAGGTACCCGTACCGTTTCAAATTTTGTACGCAAAAACAGCAAGCGACGTTACGCGCACTACAGCAACAGGAACCGTAACGCTAGGTACTATCCCGTGTACGTGGGTTACAGCGCAACAAGTCGAGGACTGGCTCGGAATAGGCACCGCGTCGGCACTTGACACCGCGTTTCTTACTCAATGCGCTGCAGCTTCAAACGATTTTTGTTTTCAACGACGTTTAGAAAGCGGCTACATAGACCAAAAAGGCACAAGCCCAAGTAACAGCGTCACCCTGGGAACTATCGCCTACGGCGGTTTTCTGTATCGACAACGTGGCGCGGTAACAGATTTTGCTAGTTTTGACGGCCTACCAGCAGGCAACAGCGTTGGCTTGTCGCCAATGATTAAACAATTGCTAGGTATCCCACGCCCGCAGGTTGCCTAAATGCCTGTTGCTTTTACAGACCTATTTAATGAGGCACTAGACGACTTAGCAGCGTCGCTAACGACCATTACAGGGCTACAGGTAGTAACAGACCCCCGCAACCTTGTACCGCCTTGTGCGTTCATTGACGCGCCTAGCTTTACCGTGTATTCAAACAACGTTGTAGAAATGACGTTTCCAATACGCATGATTACGCTGGGGCCTGGCAACCTTGACGCGCAACGGTCACTACTTAACTTGGCTAGCAAAGTGATAACCAAAAAAATTGGCGTAACCGACGGGCGCCCAACTGTTGCAGTAATCGGGGGAAGCGAACTACCCGCCTACGACTTGACCATATCCCTACAAGCCCAGGCAACCGCCTAGAATAGGTACAACATGAAATACACAATTATTAGCCCCCGCTTAGGTACCCCAGGCGATACATACGAACCAGTAGACGGCGTTAACGTCGACGCGCTGGTAGCAGGCGGCTTTCTAGAACAATCCACCGTTAAGGCGCCTAAAGGTGCTAAAACTAAGACAGACACAAACGAGGAGTAAAGCCCATGGCTACTAGTACTTATTTATCATCACCAAACGTAACCGTTAACAGCGTTTCGCTGCAGGACCAATGCAACGGCCTTACTTTTACGCGCACTATCGAGGCGTTGGAAAGCACCGCATTTGGTAGCGGTTCACGTGTCTACACGGCAGGACTTGAAAACTCGACGTTGACCCTTGACCTGTACCTATCGTTTGCAGCTACAGAAACTTACGCAACACTTAAAGCACTTGTTGGAACGTCTACTACTGTTTCGTGGTCACCAAGCGCAACAAGCCCAGGCACCGCAACTAACCCAACTATGACCCTTACAGGGGCTTACTTGGAAGCGCTACCATACGAAATGGCGCTCGGCACTTTAGGAGCAATTAGCGTGACCTTTACGGGCGGGGTTTACAGCGTCGTTGAAGTTTAATTAAAAGCCTGAAAAGGCCCGACACAAAAGGCAGACAATGAAACTTACATTAAAAGTAGAAACCGCAGACAACACTTATGAGGTCGTAACAAACCTTTACGTTATTGTTATGTGGGAACGCAAATACAAACGTAAAGCGTCGGACATGGCGGCAGGTATCGGCGTTGAGGACTTAGCCTTTATGGCATACGAAGCGTCTAAAATAAACAAAATTGTTGTACCCAGCGAATTTGATACGTTTGTAAAAAACCTAACCAACATTGAAGTAGTCGACACCGAGGCCGCAAACCCCATGTAAGGGGCACCCATGGGCGCCAACTTGCCGAACTGTTGGTAGCTATTTCGTGGTGGCCCCCGTCGGTACCTTTTGACATAGACGACTTAGCTACCGTTGTTGCTGTATTATCAGACAACAACAAACAACGAAAGTAAACGCTATGGGCCAACTGCCGTTACAAATTGAGGGTATTCAAGAAACCCTAAAATTGTTGAACGACATAGACCCTAAATATCGTCGTTTAGTGACCAAACAAATTAAGACCGCTGGCGCGTCTATTCTAAGTGAAGCCCGCCAAATGGTGGCAAGTTTCCCCAACTCAAAAGGCAACGGGGCTCCTTTATCGGGCATGGTTCGAGGCAATCTAGTTAAAGGCCGTGAAACTACCTGGCGCACCGACGCCGTACAACGAGGCTTTAAAATTAAAGTAGGCGTACGCGGTAGTAAAGAGCGTTACGTAAATTTTGACCGTGGCGGTTACACCGAACAAGTCGTATTTGGTGCAAAACCTTACCGTTTGATGACCGTACAAAGTGCCGACGCTGCAGGCGTCATTTATGACCACGCAGGCCGCAACACAAGTAGCCAATTTGTGACCAACCTAACGGTAGAGGAAGGCAAACAGCCGCGCGTTATCGACGTTGCCGTAGACAAAAACAAACCAGCTGTAACAGCGGAAGTGTTAAAAGTAGTTGAGCAAGTTATAACCGTTACTAATCGTCAAATGAAAGTGCGCTAATGGCTGGCATAAATATACCGATTATTACGTCGTTCGCAGATAAAGGCATTTCGGCTGCAGAAAAAGCATTTGGCAAGTTTGGCAAAACAGGCGTAGCGGTAGGCGCCGCGTTTGCCGCTTCAACAGGTTTAGTAGTTGCAGGTTTATCTAAAGCTGTAGCCGCCGCTATCGAGGACCAAAAAAGCCAAGCGCTATTAGCCAAACAGTTACAAAACACTACGGGCGCGTCACGCGGAACAATTGCCGCCACCGAGGATTTTATAAGCAAAATGCAATTGGCTACAGGCGTAGCAGATGACGCTTTACGCCCAGCACTCGGTTCGCTAGTACGTGCAACAAACGATTTAACCGTAGGGCAAGACCTACTAAATTTGGCTGTTTCCGTGGCCGCAGGTACGGGGCGCGATTTAGAAACCGTGTCACTTGCCCTGGGCAAGGCTTATAACGGCAATTTGGGCGGTCTAACAAAACTAGGTATAGCGCTAGACCCAAACATTATTAAAACTAAGAATTTTGGGGCGGCACAAGCCGAACTAAACAAACAGTTTGGCGGCGCGGCAGCTGCAGCAGCCAACACTTACGAAGGTCAACTAAAACGCCTGGGCATTGTGTTTGCAGAATTAAACGAAACTATCGGTTACGCAATTATAAACAACAAATACGTTAAAGACGCTATAAGTCGATTACCTGACGCCGCCGCCGCCGCTATCGACGCGTTTGGCGAAAAAGGTTTAACTGGCGCGCTATCCGTCTTTTTAGATGAAATGGGCATAGTAGGCGCATATACCAAAAAGTGGGGCGCGTTAATTGCCTACGAATACAACAAAATGGCCGCCCACGCGTATAACGCTTTATCGCTACTTACTTTAGGCTTAGCCCAATTAGTGCCCGCATTTAAAAAAGCAGGCGACGAAATCAACAAAAACCTACTTAATTTAGAACTACAAATAAACGCCGCCGACTATTACATTACTGACCTAAATAAAAAAATGGCCGAAAACGCGGCCCAAACAAAAGCAACAGCAATACAAACGGAACGCTACGCAAAATATGTAGAAATGTTGGGCGGCAAACTTGCGCCAGTTGCAGACCAACTACCTAAAGTTGCCGACGGCGCCAAAAAAGTTAATACCGCAGTAACCGACGCCGCTAAAGCATTACAAGAAAATTTGACTAAAGCGCTTGATGTAGCCAAAACAGGTTTAGACAATGCCCAAGGCGCGTTTAATGATTTTGCCGACAGCGTTTCTACAAGCGTTAAAGACGGGTTTAGTTTTAAAGACGCCAAGAACGCAGGCGACGAAACAGGCTCGGGGTTTTTGTCAGGTCTACGTGACCAGGTTAAAGGCATAAAAGAATACGGCACCAACGTAGAAGCCTTGCTAAAGGCTGGGCTATCCCAAGACGCATTACAAGCCGTACTAGCTGCAGGTGGCGACAGTGGGGCCGCTATTGCGTTAGAACTTATTAAAGGCGGCTCTACCGCCATTAGTGAAACTAACGCCCTAGTTGAAAGCGCCAAAACTGCAGCCGATTTAATCGGCAAACTAGCGGCGGACCAGTGGTACGGGGCAGGCGTATCAAATGCCCAAAGTTATTTAAACGGCGTACAAGCCGCGTTTGGCGTTGCACAAAAGAAACTTGCAGGCAAAAACCTTAAATTGGCAGACATTAAAGGAATTTCGGCTGGGTTCAATGATGCCATTAGTCAATCGGCTGCAGCCACAATAAATCGACCCGATACAAACTACGGCGGACCTGGCGGCGCTGTAACGGTCAACGTGCAAGGCGGTATTAGTACCAGCGCGGAAATAGGCGAAGCCGTTGTAAACGCTATTCGTGCATACAACAGGGCTGCAGGCCCGGCCAATATCGCGGTTTCGTAATGGCTACGTCAGTAATTGAAAGCGGCGATTACGAACTATTTATAGATACAGGCTTTCTTGTAAATAGTTTTCGTTTAGATAACGCAACGGCAGGCGTTTTAGATAACACCGAGTTTGTGTTAACAGGTACTACAGAGTTTGCGCCTATGTTGCAATACTCAACAAACGTAAACATTAAGCGCGGTCGTCGTGATGTTGGCGACCAATTTAGCGCTGGCACAATGTCATTTAACTTAAACGACAGCCTGGCAGGCGGCACCCTAAACCCGTTGTATTCGTCTAGCCCATACGTGGACCTTAACGAGGAATTTACATTAGCGCCATTACGGAAAGTGTCGTTTGGTCGATACAACGGCGTTGGCACTTTTATAGAATTGTTTAGAGGTCAAATAGTTAATTACGATTATTCTTACCAGTTGGGTCAACAAAACATAGTTAGCGTGTATTGCGCCGACGATTTCTATTTACTAGCCCAAACCGCTTTAGCCGAATTTAACGTATCCGAGCAACTATCGAGCGCCCGCCTATCTGCCGTACTTGATTTACCCGAGGTGGCGTATCCCGCTGCAAGCCGTGACATTGAAACGGGAACGCAAACGCTGGGCGGGGCAGCTGCCTACACCGTTGACGAAGGTACAAACGTAAAAGCGTATATTGACCAAATACAAGCCGCCGAGCAGGGCCGTATTTTTATGTCGCGTACAGGCTATTTTACTAGCCAACCACGCGTAGGGCAGACCCTTTCAGGTAGCGTCGCAGACTTTCACGACGACGGAACCAACATACCGTATAACTCTTTAGGCATTATTTTTAACGCAGACCTAATCGTAAACAGGGCCAGTATTCAACATTTAGGCGCTACAAGCCCCCAGGTTGCTAACGACACGGCAAGCCAAACTAAGTACTTAATTCAAAACACAAGCATTACTAACAGCCTTTTACACAACGACGCTGCCGCTTTAAGCCTGGCTAATTACCTGTTAGTTGGTGAACCCGAAGCAACGTTTAATGCCGTGCAAACCGATTATTTAATGCTTACAACAGCGCAACGCGAAATCTTGGCGTTAGTTGACATTGGCGACACTATAACGATTACCAACACAATTACAGGCGGCGAAGTAGCCCAGGAATTATCGGTAGAGGGCATAGAAATATCGGTAAACGTCAACAACGGCCATAGGGTCACGTTCTATACGTCGGCTACGGTCATTGTTTACCAGTTCATTTTGAATAACGCAATTTACGGCAAACTTGATATACAAGACCCACAACCAGTTTTAGGATAAAGTAGGATTTATGGCAACACCAACAAATTTACCAGCAGCGGCGGTAGCGGGCGACGTATTGACCGCTGCGTATGTTAATAGTTTGCGCGGCGCGTTTCGTATTTTGCAAGTAGTAACAAACGGTATATCTACCCAAATTTCTAGTTCATCTACTACTTATGCTGATACTGGTTTAACAGCGACAATTACCCCACAATCAACATCTAGCAAAATACTGGTTTATGTAAACCACCCAAATAACTATCGTTCAGGTGCGAACGCCGCAAACTCTTTAGGTCTTAAATTGTTTCGCGGTGCAACATTGTTAGAAACACAAACAACATTGGGCGAAACTGGAACAGTAGGCAACATTTTTAGCACTCAAATAATTTTTTTTGACAGCCCTTCGTCTGTTTCTGCGCTGACATATAAAACACAATTTGCAAACGGTACAGCTGCAAGCGAAGTTCGAGTGCAAACAAATAGCAACCCGTCAGGAATTATTCTTATGGAAGTTTCCGCATGACATTAGAAACAGCACATAACCAAGCAATACAACTATTGCAAGACGCAGGATTTGACAACGGCTGGGTAGTTGCCGACGGCAAACTTGTTTTATGGGAACATGACACAGACCCACCAGCACCACTAAAACGACCTAATGAAGCCGCGCCTACTGTTGGCTAGCATCATGCTTGCACTTGTCCTGACCGCGTGCGAAACAACACGCAAAAACGCCCCCAAAAGCGGCCCAATGACACGCTGTAATACTATGGTCCAATGCGAAAGGGTAACTAATGGATAAGCAACGAGCAGAAATAGAACACCTACACGCGCGTATGATTGTGTTTGTAGGTTGCACTATTGCCGTAACGTTTGCGCTAACCGTTATAGGTTTTGTGTACGGCCTTTTGTTTGTTACGCAGCCTTTAGAGCAGTCACCAAACGACGCGCAATTTATTGACTTGCTATCGACCCTTACTGTTTTTATGACTGGCACACTAAGCGGCCTGGTAGCAGCTAACGGCCTAAAGCGAAAACCAGCAGAGGCAACAAGTGGCACCTCAGCCCCCTAAACCTGCAGTAAAAGCCGTAGTAATACCTAAAATACAAAAACTGGTATTACCTTCCACGTTGGGCCATATAACCCCAGGCGAACTACCCGCCAATATGCTTGTAGACATAAAGCCGTTTGGCAAGCTGCACCCACGCGCCGCCAACGCATACAACGCACTACGAGCTGCCGCGTTTGCTGCAGGTATCAAACAATTTAAACCCATTTCGCAAGGCGATACGTATAGGTCTGCAGCGTTACAAACCGCGGGATTTTTACAGCGTTACACCTTGCAACCTATCGAGGGCGCGTCTACTCGTACTTGGCAAGGCAAAAAGTATTATCTACGCCCAGGCAACGCCCCACTAGCGGCACCTGGTAGTAGTCGACACAATTTAGGTTTGGCAGTTGATTACGCAAACATGGAAGGCGAAACGTGGGCTTGGATGTGCGAACACGGCCCAGCGTTCGGTTGGTCATTAGAGGTCATGCCTGCGGAACCGTGGCATTGGTTTTATTACCCTGGCGACAAAATCCCTGAACCTGTAACCCAATACCTACAAGGTTTGCAGCCAGTATCACCACCTAGCGCCTAAGCGCCTACTACGGTTTTAGGACCGACGAAAAAAGGGGTATTGCATGAACTTTCTAATAGCCAAAATCTTTACGGCTGTCACTATAAGCATGACAGGGTTAGCGTTCGCCTACGAGGCTCACAACGCGCCTGGCGCCCTGCCTGTAACGCCCCCCGTTACGGTCAGTTTGGCGCCTTTACCGACAACAACAACTACAACGCTTGCACCGCTAACAGATTGCCAATATGCGCTACAAGTTGCTACCCAGGTAGGTTGGCCTTTAGAGGAAATGGGCACCGTGGCGCGAATTATCTACCGCGAAAGCCACTGCCAAGCCGACGCATTTAATCCCAAGGACACGGCAGGCGGCAGCTATGGCTACTACCAAATAAACGGCTACTGGTGCCGCCCTAACACCTATTGGCCTACAGGCTGGTTACAAGCCCAAGGAATACTAGAAACGTGCGAACAACTATTCGACCCCGTCATTAACACAAAGTCCGCACTAGCCATATGGCATAATTCGGGGTACGGTCCGTGGCGCTTGCCTAACCTATGACCGAATACCCAATACCCGACCCAGGCCTAACAGAAAGCACCCGACAGATGTATACAGAAAAGTACGCCGAAACATTTAAAAATTTTGTAGACGAAGTATTTAGACCAAATTTTATACCAGCACCTAAGCCCGTTGACCACTCGATATTGCTAGACGAATTAGCAATACTGAAAGAAAAGTATTTAAACGGCACACCAAGCGACGAACACAAATTCGCTGCAGCTGTCATCACCGCCGCCATGGCCGTAATCATTGGTATATGATTTGCGACTTGTGCGGGCAAACATTAAAAGAAACGCCGTACAAAACAAACCCAACTAAAAAGTTATACAGCCACAAAGATTTAAAAGCCTGCACCAAACGCAAACCGTTAAAGGACCCGACACCATGCAAGAAACATACGAACGGCTATACACCGAACAGCAATTAGCCGACGCAATAAGTTACGGCACAACTAACTACAACAGTTATGGCGAAGGCGCACACCCCAGCGGCGCACGTAAACAATTCGCACCTGGGCTACAGAAATATATTGACGGCGCGCTAGGCGAAATAGTGTTTGCGGACCATTTCGGCATACCACTAGACCAACAAGCCTGGGCTGTAGGTGACGTAGGCGTATATCAAATTAAATCGACACGTTGCGCGAACGACGAAATAAACCTAATAGTGCCCCGCAACCAGGCAACCACCTTTAAGGCAAGTCCGTTCGTGTTAGTGCAGCTGTTTGATTGCCATTACAAAATTAGGGGCTGGACATGGGGCCACCAAATACCCACTAAAACCCATTGGCTACAAAACAACGCAGACACAAGCGGCGGCGCCTATTGGATTACAACAGACCGTTTAGAGCCAATCGAGGATTTACCCACCGTGTAACTACCGTGTGCTACGGTACATCTAAGTAAATAAACCCGACTAATGGAAAGATACCCGACATGAATACAGTAATAAAGTGCCCAGGTTGCAAAACCGAAACCGTAGTAGGTCATTTGAAATGGTCTGCCTTAAGTTGCCCGAATTGCAAAACCTTTTATGATTTGGCGCCGTGGTTAATGTTTGCAGACGCAACCAATGAAGTTACAAACGAGGCAACTAATGGCCTTTAACCTTGACAACTACGTAGACGTACCAACACGACTGGCGGAAGCATTAAAGCGCTGGCCTGATTTACGCATACAAGAAACCGATAACCAAGTAATAACAATGCCCGACGGCTCGACGTTTATTCGTTGCACCGTTACCGTGTGGCGCGACATGGCAGACCCAATACCAGTAGTAGCTAGTGCAGCCGAACCGTTCCCAGGCAACACGCCTTACACAAAACGCAGCGAATACATGGTAGGTATGACATCGGCTTTAGGGCGCGCCTTGGGCTATATGGGTTGCGGCGTTGCTAAGTCGATTGCTAGCCGTAACGAGGTTGAAGCGCGTTTAGACGGCCACGAAGCCACCATAACCCCTATGCGGGCACCTAAAGAGGGCGGCGTACACGCCAGTAGCAAACAGTTATACATGATTAAAGCGCTTGCTAAAGGTAAAGGGTTAGACGACCTGGCAACGCTTCAAGCAATACAGCTGTTACTAGACGCCGACGACGTGGTAGTAGAAACCTTGACAATGGGCCAGGCGTCTAAAGTAATCGAGGCTTGGAAATCATGAGGAACCCAGGCGACGAATACGACAGACTACATGACCATATGACGGCGATAGCGCGCGAGCGCGACTATGCGAACCACCAACTAGACGAAGTTAAACGCCTATTAGACGAAACTACAAAAGCGTTAGAAACATCACAAGACGAATTGTATTTAGCGCTTGAAGCATTACGAAGGGCCACGCCATGACACGTACAGCCTGGTTAGCAATTGCGTTAATGGTGCTATGTGCCGTGCTACTATCGCGCACCGATAAGTAACAGACCGAACAACTGGCAAGACACAAGACCGTACGCCGTTCGCATGGCGCGGGGTTAATCCACGGGAACGTGGTTAGACCGGCGCGCGTTAAAACTGATACACGAAAGCAATAACGCCAAGCGTCGGAGCGGCCTGTAAACATAACCAGGCGTAATGCAAAGGTATTCGGATTGAGGCAGCCCGAAGGGTAGAGCATTACAGCATTAGGCTTTAAGAATACGCACAAACATACCGATAACAAACCTACACAAAGGACTAGCCCGACATGGAACTACACCAAAACGAACCGATAGCAAGCCCGCCTGCGGGCGCGGTAGCCAATGGTTCAGAATTTGGGCCACAGTTAAACCTGTTTGGAATTGCACAAACCGAACTAACCAGCAACGACTACTACACACCAAGCTGGATATTTTCGGAACTAAAAATAACTTTTGATATTGACGTAGCAAGCCCACCAAACGGCCCACCGTTTACACCATGCAAAAAATACTTTACCCAACTAGACGACGGACTAATTCAACCGTGGACAGGCACGGTATTTATGAACCCGCCATTTTCTAACCCAGGTATGTGGGTTGCTAAATGGTTAGACCACGCAAACGGAATAGCACTTCTACCTTTTTCAAAATCTGCATGGTTCGATAAATTGTGGGATAGCGAAGCAGCAATAGTAAGACTCCCCTGGAACCTTAAATTTAATGACCCTAAAGGTGGAGGCGGCTCGATATTTCTTGCATGCTTACTTGCCGGCTTAGGTGAAACAAATATAAAAGCATTACATAACATAGGTAAAGTGCGTTAAACATGGCAGCACACAACGGCAACAGCGAATACCTAGCAAACCGTAAACGACTATTAGCCGATAACCCCCTATGCCATTGGTGCGGACAACGCGAAGCAACAGCCGCCGACCACCTATTAGAACCATTACGTGGTGGTTCACACGCGCTCGATAACTTGGTACCCAGCTGTAAGCCATGCAACAGCCGTAGAGGTCAACAATTCGGCGTACACCTACAACGCGAACGCACCGCAAACCCAACACCAGCAAGGAAAAAAGAAGCAAACACTCACAGCGTTTTTTTGACGGACCCACTCCTGCC